ACCGGGTTCCATTTTATCGCCAAAGAACATAATGTCTTTAATGTCTTCAAAATCTACTAAGATCTGAGATTTATCAGAACCAGCTGGCGTAATATCTATGCCTGTTTCTCCAGCCACGTCAAAGCGAAGTAATGGATATTTTTCAGACAAGACTTCTGCAATTTCTCGTCTTTCGTTTTTATGTTCATCCCATTGTTTATACATAACACGATCTTCAAGGTTGCAATTACGACCAACAATACTAAAGTTAACAAGACCAGGGCGCGTATCAATATGCAATCCAGTCTTTCTATAGAACTTAGAATCATTTAGAATATTATTCAAATCTTCTTCTAGTTCAGGCGGTAAGTGAAAGATGCCAGATCGGATATTTTTATCGCCTTTCCAAACATCATTACCAGAACAATTATACACTAGTTTTGCTTCGTTGTAAACCCTTGTTCCAACTTGTTCTAAAGTTTTTTTCTTATCACTACCAGTTACAAAGTAAACTGTATTATATTTCATAAAGTCTAAGAACCAAGATTTGAAATGCGGATCGATCGTTCCACGTGATGGAGTAAGTGTACCATCTATATCAAAAATATAATTAGTCATCAATATAACCCACTGTTTCTCTTACAATGTCGTGATGATTAAACTCAGCCCAATACAACTCATATGCGACACCAGACTCTATACATTCAAACTGATGATACAGGCCGGGTTTTACTTTATGATATTGGCCTATTTGTAGTTCAGTTACATCCACAAGATCGTAGTCTTGTTGCCATGTACGAATAAGCATACGTCCTGACTCTACATAGAATCCATTCCACTTATATCGATGCATGTGCTTAGAGCAAACGCCTCCAGCCTCCATCTCAATACGATGAAACTCTAAAGCACCATTGGCTTCAATCAGTTCCGTTTGCCCCCATACTTTACCTGCAATCATTTGTTCATCTCCGATACTGCAATAATATAAAATCCAATAATAATCAATACTAAGATACTAATAGCTGTTCCTAATTCACCCATTATATAACTCCATTTTTGTAGGCATATTCTAATGCATTATTCGCTTCTGTTTCCATTGGTCTATTCTCATACCAATTACCAGTTTCTCTATCAAACTCTTGACATAGTTGTACTATTTGTTGAGCCGTAATAGGATAACCACGTTCTACAGCTTTACCTGCAATGGCTATCATAATACGATACATTTGACCATACCAACCAGTACTTGATATTGAGATATATTCAGCCGCTAAGTTCTTTGGCCAAAATGGACAATCTCTGTAACCAGACCAAACGTAATCAGTATTATTTAGCTTAGTTTTACGGTACTCAATTATTTGTTCTTTCCAAGCTTCTGGTAATCTATCAAGAAAGTCTTTACTATCTTTCTTTTCATTGTATTCCCATTTAGCCATAAGAGCATCTGGTTCAATATGATTACCATCTTTATTTGAGAATACAAAATTATTTGCGCCTGAATAGTTTGCCGGTACGTAATACATACGAGACAAGTCTTTTGTTTGTTTATCTCCAATTGATTCGAGTTCAGAGTTCAAAGCAAACCAGAAATGCTTAATACGATCAGATGCAATTGGTTCAGTTAATGGAAAGACTAACCGAAACTTTGGTGTTTCATCCGTACTACTTGCGGTACTATAACATACAAAGGTATGTTTACCATAACGTGATTTGAGTTCGCTTTCTAGGTTACCCGCAAATTCATGATCGTCAACATCAACAGCACACCAAGATCCCCAAGTAACAACATTCTTGTTTGCCCTAGTCGTGTTAGGTAAATAAGTAGCCGGTGATATAAGTTCAGCATCAAGTTTTCCCTCCAATTGTCGGTATGATAATTTATATATGAAGTTTTCAAAGGCATCCCAACTATCAAAGTCAAGACGCCTATGAGTTTTATTGTCATATCTACTTTTAAAGATCGTAAGAGAGTACATTATCCAAAAAAATCTTCTAAGGTTGCAACCGGTTCAGGACTCCAGTTCACAGCGTCAAGAATCGGTTTGAGTGGTTCAATAAAAGTCTTCTCAAACATTATACCATAGTCAACATGCTGTTGTAAACCTAATTCTTTTGGCAAGACACCAGGAAATGAGATAACATTTTCTTTGATTGGATTCGGTATCTTTAAATAAACAAACTTAATCTTCTCGCCATTCTTAATCGTTTCATATCGTTTGGTTAGATTATTTTGTTTCAAGTAATGATTATAGAGCAATGAACCGCGCACATGGATTGGAGTACCTTTACTGTAGATAGTCTTACGATCTTTCCATTTGTCAACTTCGGATACTCCCCGCGGGAATGCCACAGACTCAGGTGGTAGTTTATTAAACTCAGATTTGAAATTAGAAATAAATTTCTGAGTATCAGACTCAGTACCATTGATAATTACTTTGAATATCTCTTTGAACTTATCACGGACCACTTCAGGCGTAGAAGACTTGATAGCTTCAATACCCATCATCTTGAGTTTAGGCTCAGCATACTGTACACCCTCTGAGTTATGTACATTCAAAATGTAGCGTTTCTTTGCTGTCCATATGCCACGATCAGCAATCACTTCACGAGCCATCTCCATACGAGGAGTGTAACCATTCATTACAAAGAAGAATTCGTCATAAGACTTTGACAATACTTTTTCAAAATGGTCTTGGCAGATTTTATCTAAGAACTTTACAGGATCATTTGGATTAAACTTCTGAACCAATGGACCCATGTTAATATAAACAGAGTCAGTATCAATTGCAATGACATAATCATCTTCAGTTTCTAGAAGCTTATTCATTTCTTCATTGATGGCTTTTTCTGCCCAACGAATCACAGTCTGGCCAGTCAAGGTAACCGATTCAGCCAAAGCATTATCAAAATACTTGAAGTACTTATTGGCCAATGCGCCATATAAACTATTGAGTAGGATCTTAATAGCCATCTGGTTATTTTCCAGCTGGTTGATCTTTGACTCTAGAGATTTATCTTTAGTCTTCTCATATTCAGACTGAGCATCAAGCATTTGGCGTTTAATGGCTTTCCGTTCTGCATAGTAATCCACAATCAATTCAGGAATAATGCCCTGCTTAGACCGGTCAAACGGGACACCAGATGAGGCAAGAGCATAGGTAGTATCAACTTGTTGAGTTCGATCATGGTCGAAAAGATAATAATCTACGCCTTGTGGAAAGCGTATGGTGTAATCTTTACACAAAGTCTCTGGTGAAATATTCTGTTGAACAATAATATTAGGATATAGAGAGTTCAAGTCAAAAGAGACTACCCAATCATGTGCGCCAACAAATGGATCTTTTACATATCCACCAGCAATTGACTTACGTTCAGAGTCTGGATTACCAACCACTGCATATGGAACTTTATCAATCTGCTTTACAGGCGAAATGATATTCTTTGAGAGTAACCGACGATAGATAATTGATTCCCAAATATTCGTAGTACCAAAGGTATCACCAACATTGACGCCACCTTTATAGGCCATAGTCAAAGCAAGAGAAATCAATCCCATCTTTTGGTCAATACGGTCTACGAGTTGAACGTCTTTGATGTTATAGTCAATAAACTTTTGGTGGTCTTCTTTGTACAGCGTATAGAGATTACCATGTTCTTCATATGATAGTTTCTTTTCGCCAAGAACTACGTATGCAATATGATCCAGTTTATAAGACTCTTGAGCTCCATATGAATAACCAAACTTACGGAAGAGTTCTAAGTAATCTGCTTGTTGGATACCAACGATCTCATATCCAGGTTGAATACGACCAGCAATTTGTTGATTACGTTCGTTAATCATACCCCAAGGTGATAGACGCTTGGCTGCAGTCTCAGAACCAATTAGAGTAATACGGTTTACAATATATGGAATATCAAAGAAGCGAGAGTTCCAACCAGTAATAACATCCGGATAGTTTTTTGTCCAGTATGCAAGAAACTTTGTAAGTAATTCTTCTTCAGTCTCGCAATAATGATACTGGATTAGATCGCCTTTCATGTCAATCTCAGTCTTTTCAGGATCATATGAATCTAAACCCCAGACCTGATATACCGAAGACTTACTTGACTTCAGAGCGATAGAGATAATTGGAT